TTGTTTACTGGTGTTTTGAATACCGCTGAAGCTGTAGGACGCTTGCGGGTCTAGTTCGGTGTTCTCAGTGGTGCGATTACCCATGCCGCCACCAGTTGAAACCGGACCAAGTTGACCTATTTGTGGCGTGGGCGAAAGGAGTTGCGAAACGCCGCCCAATACAAGGGCAACACCTACAGCACCGATCGCAGTGGCAAAGCCACCACCAACAAGACCCAGGCTTACTGCTGCGCCTGCACCTGTTGCTCCGCCTAAACCAGCACCAAGGCCGAGGAAGCCTCCCGCTGCCGGACCGAGAATAATTGCAGCAGCAATTAGACCAATACCCGCGAGGATTTTTCCTCCGCCACCACCAGCGCCGCCCAGCACTGGGACAATCTTGATGACTTGGCTGGCGGGATAGTGAATCTCTTCTAAATCAGTTTCGTAGTTATCAACAATTACCTTGTAATGCTGGTCTGCCATGTGGCGTTCCAGTCCGGGGAAGTTGGCTAGCAGCATTCGGATTGCTTCGCCTGCGCTGCTGATCTCAGCCAGAAACTTCCGCTGACCGATGAACTTAGCCAGTGGACCGTAGAGCCTAACTTCCTTTTCCATGGCGCAAGACCCTACCGGTGCATTTTAGGAGCCATTCTCCCAGCATGTCTCTACTTGACAGCCTTCCACGTAAATGGTGCAGCACAAGCTGGTCACCGATGTAGACGCCCACGTGGTTGAGCTTGTTGGAGTCGATTGCCATCAGCATTGCGTCGCCGGGTTGCATCTCGGCAATGTCCACTTCGTAAAAGCCCGCTTCGCGCCAGCAGTCATCGAACATTGGGTTCTGATTGAACTCCTCGGGCGTGGTCGGGCGATCCCAGTCCGGTAGCTGTAAGCCTTGTTCGGTGTACCAGTCGCGCACCAGCGTCCAGCAGTCCGTCACTCCCCATACCCACGTCCGTCCGATCAGCGGTGCTTTGTAGCCTTCAGGCGACAGCTCTCCCCATTGCTCGGTCTTAGGGTTGACGATGTACCAAGGCAAGCCGGATTTCTCGCAGGCGACACGATCTGCCTCGCTTGGTATTGGTGGTGTGATCGGGTGGCTATGGACGACGCCAACAATTTCGCCCTTGTCTTCGGCGGTGGCGTAATCCGCTGGATCGAGGATGAATAGCTCGTTGCCTTCTGCCAAGTTGCGGCATGGGATGTACCGCTTGCGACCCTTGATAACCACCAGCAAACCACAAGCCTCACGAGGGTCTTCCGCCTTGGCGTGTTCCAGTGCTGCAGCCTTACAGGTGGGATTCATCCGTTGAACGCGCCGATGCCGGGGAAGCCACCGAACGGTAAGGCGTTGGTTGACCCAAAGCGAAGTTGGCAGCTACTGAGGCGTTTGCCGCACTTGTCGGAGGCGGAGGTCGCAACGGCTTTGTCGTTTTCGTCGAAATAGTTGCTGCCGCTGTAGCCACACTCCGAACCCTTGTAGATCCACGGGCAGAGGTTGGCGCTGCACTGGCGCTTGGGACTGCGGACACCAGCGAGGTCAAAACTTGCGCTGAGTTCAAACTCAACGAGGTCGCGGTTTTCGGAGACTTTACGGGCGACGTAGTAGATCTCGGATGGCAGTGTTGCGGTGGTGTCTGGTGTGCCGTAAGGATTGGTGCCGCCGGGAAAATTAACGGCGTCGATGTAGCGCACCAGCGTGCGGATGCGGGTCAGCTTGGCACCAGTGAGATCGTTGCCGGGTGTGGTGGCGTTGACGTTCAGCAGGATTGCGGTGATACCGCCAAGCAAGTTTGATACGCGGATTGTGGGTCTGGGCAGACTGCCACTTTCGGCGTTGTACTCAAATCCTTCAACTTCAATGGGCAGAGCCGAATAGGTGTTTGTTGCCCAGACGATGTTGCCGTTGGTTGTTAGCGCGTTAGTTCCGGCGTGGAAGCGATAGGTAAAAGCACTGCCGTGGATATTGGCGAACAGCTCCAGCTCGAACAGCTCGATGATGCTGCTTGGGTTGACCTTCTGGAGTTCTGAGGTTGGGACTGCCATTAGGGTTCAAATACCTGCTCAAAGGTCGCTGTAATGCGATTCACGTTTGCGTATTGATGATCACGCTGCCATGAACGACAGATCCACTTGTATGACGTTGCTTCGTCCAATGGTGTCCAATCAAAGCTGGCGGCATCAGCAGCACGAGCATCAAAGAAAGCTTCAATCGCATCTGCATCAGCATTGGTTTTTGCAGTCCAAGTCAGATCCCAAATCTTGGGATTCATGTGTCCCGGAATGCCATACAGCAAACGCTGTTCATACCCATCACCGAATTGAACACGGCGAACTTTAGGTTCTGACTTTTTGGTTGCTCCAAAATCAGGCGTGGTGCCACCTGTGCTGGTGCCGACTGTTGCATCGTTGAACGTAGCCATTAGCTCAGCAATCCTCCGGGACGCTTCTGACGGATGAGTTCAGCACGTACGGCTGCACCAAGTGCTTCACCAAGTTTATTGGCATCAGGTTGATTGCCCTGAACACTCGTGCCACCAGCATCAACGTTGACAACGATGTTGCCCATTTGTCCACTGCCCTTCATGGTGACGGGAATAGTGCGACCATCAGGCAGAGGCACATACGCTTCAGGACGGCTGCCTTCACCAAACATGGCAAGCTGTGGTGAAGTGGCAATACCACCGGCTGCGTAGCGCTTAAGAGGTAATGCGCCGTTGCCGGTCATGATGCCGCCATTGGCAAAACTAAAACCTCCAGTGAATGCCAAAGGATTGAAACCAACTGAACCGGCACTGTATTGAGAAACATTTGACAAAGGCGCAACGGCTGATGAGCCTCCACCGCCCAAGAAACCAAGTGATTGCATGATCGACTTGAGGATGAATTGTTGAATAATCATCCTTGTTGTCTCTTGAAGGATTGCAACTGCAAACTCTTTGTAATTAGTTGTTCCAGTTGTGACCAAATCAAATATCGAGTTCTCAACTTTTTTAACGCCAGACTCAGCAAGATTTGCGAATGCTTCGCGAACGGTCCCCACGCTTTCACCGTAGCCAATCAATCCATCCTTCAAGCCACCCATGACATCGGCGTTGTATTGCATCGCCCGAGCATTTTCGTAAACACGCTCATTAACACTTGAGATATTGTCATCCAAGTCCCGAAAAAACTTGTTCATATCTTGCGCGTATTCACCTTGCGCAAAGCCAATGGCTGCTTCCTGTAAATTATCAATACCTTGAACCAAGTTGCTGATATTTAGATTGCCACCAGCTTCCCTAAACTCTTTTGCTAAATCAAAAACTTTGAGAAGTAGATCACCGGTAGCATTTTTTGCTTCATCGACTTTTTTCGTGTATTTATTTTCCAATTCCGTATAAGCATTGCCGCCCAATTGATTCATAGCTTTGCTTGTTTCGTCTGTTTTATCAGTAATATCTCGTTGCAGCATTCCAGCTTTTCTAATTAGCTCATTTCTTCTTTCCAAAAGCTTCTCTTGACGTTTTGCTTCCCGTTCTGCTTCTTTTGTTGCTTTGCCATCTGAAGGCAATTCCCCACCAGTAATACCACCGCCCTGATCAGTTCCGTAAGCTCCGGCTGGCACTTTGAATTCAGGGAAATAATCGGCATAGTTTTTGGTGTATTGCGCTAAGGCTCCACCAACAGCACCCGTGAGCTTTCCAAAAATCTTTTCAGGTGTTGTACCAAAGGCTTGAGCAATTTTTCTTGGGACAAAAAGTGCTACATCAGTGAATACTTTGAAAATACCTTTACCCAAATTAAAAATTGTTCCAGCAATTAAGCCAATTGCTTTGCCAATATCGCGAGCTAAGTTAAACCAAAAAGTTGCATAACGCTTCAAGAATTCCGCGTTCTTATTGTACCAAGATATTACTTTTGTTAAATTATCTTGCATTCCAGCACCAACGTTCTGGAAGAAGCCACCGTAATTTTCCGCTGCGGTATCAAGTGCAAGCTTCAAACGTGCGCCAGCTTTTTCCGGTGATGCACCAATGATCTTGGCGATTTCGTCGTAATCGTTTACTTGCTTTTCCGTGAACTTTACAAAGTCAGCAATTGTGACCTTGCCTTGCTCAAAATCTTTAGCCAGTTCAGGAAGGCTGCGACCTGTTGCTTGAGCAAATTTTGCAACAGCACCGGGCAAACGTTCACCGATCTGACCGCCCATTTCCTCAGCGCTAACCTTGCCCTTGCTCAAAACCTGAACAGTGGCGCGAACGATTGCGTCAAGGTCTTCTTGCGACTTACCAAAAGCCACCGAAGCGCTGATAACACCGCGATAGATTGCCTCTGTTTGTTGAACACTTAAACCATTGGCGCGAGCGGCAACGCTCACCTGCGCATATCCATTAACTGTTTCTTTCAGACCAACTGAATAGTCAGTGCTGATCTGCCGGGCGATTTGCAGGTTTCTGTTGAAATCAGCCTGACTAGTAGATGCTTGAGCAAGCGTAATTTTGGCAAGATTAAGTTCTTTGACGTAATCAGAAATGCCTGCAGCTTGCTGCCTCAATCCTGACGCGCCTGCACCAATACCAGCTCCAGCAGCAGCACCCGGAGGACCACCAAGAATGCCACCTACTGCAGCACCAAGAAATGCCTCAGGACCACCGAAGAAGCCAGCACCGGCAACAGTGCCGATAGTTTGCAAACCGCGACCACGACCACCACCGCCAGCAGTCTGCGTTTTTTCTAATTGCCGATTGAGTTCCTTAAGACGAACAGTTGCTTCTTTATATGCATCACTACCAATACGAGCCGAATTTCTTACCGCTTCAAATGCTTGCCTCTGAAGACGTAAATTATTGATTGACTTGTTTGTTTCAGTGCCAAGATTTTTTAGCTGCGCATTAACAAGACGCAGATCAACATTTGCGGATTTTGATTCAGCACTGATACCGCGCATTGCGGTTTTCAGTTGATTCAGTCCGGGCAGACCTTCAACAACGGCACGTACTCTGACAATCGTTGCGTTGGTGTCGGCTGCCATTAGCTTGCTCGCTTGCTGTTCAGGATTGCCAAAGCGGCTGATTCCATCACCTGTATGCCTTCAAAAATGGCAACAGGATCCTTGACTGAATACAGCTTACAGAGCCATTCCAGACTCGGGTAGTTCAATCCCGTCAAACCCGCCATGCTCGTGTTCCACTGCGTTGTCATTCGCAGGAACATCACCACGGTGTCCCAATTCTCCTCCCACACCTCACACTGCTGTTCTACGGCTTGAAGCTTTGCAGCAGCAATCTGCTCTGGGCTTGCACCCAAAGCCTTGAGATCAGCCTCACGTTCGTCAACGACGCCGCCTTTTGCCCAATACTCAGCGGCGGCTTTTAGTTTTTTGCCGCTGCTCCAGTCAGGCTGTCTGCATACGCCTGAATCAAGGCACGCAGCACATAGGGATCATCACAAAGCTGTTGCTTGTTCTTTTCGGTAAAAGGAATGGGCTTGCCAGCCTCATCGTTGATACCTTCCCAACCAAGCAAAATCTCGCCAACAAGGGCATCATCACCCTTCTCGACGAGATCGTTAAAACCGGATCGGCTGATCTTCTTGAAGACTGCTTCAAACGCTTGGGTTTCAAAGCGGTTGCCGTCAACTGGGACTTCAACCTTTACTTCCCACTTGTAGGAAGCAGTCTTCTTGAGGACGAATGCCACGTGGAATCAGGTGAAAACCAGCGAAAGCTCGTTGTTTCCAGCCGTGGTAGGCAGAGCCAAGTACGGCATCGACAGCGAGATAACGCCGTTGGTATCCCCATAGGATACTCCGGTAATATCCGTCTGGGCAGCATTCAGGGTGACGATGTTGCCGCCGGTTGCACCCAACACCAAGCTGGTAGACCCAGTGGCGGTAGCAACAGCCTTGGCAAAGAAGTCAGTGGTGCCAACAGCAGGAGCCTCGATCACCGCAGTACCGCCGGGTGCGCGGTTGGTAATGATCACTTCCTTGTTAGAAGCGGTCTCCTTGTAGATCAGCTCGTTGTTGAGAGACAGATCAAACGACTCAATACGCGCACTGGTTACACCATGGAAGGTGGCAGTGGTCATGTTGGTGTCGTTGACTTCAATTGCTGCAGCTTGGTTGGCAACAGTGAAGCTACCGGACAGAGCGGTGCCGTCAGGGGCGTTGTAGATAC